AATAAGTTCCCAAGTATTTATAATAGGGCTATAAGGCTTTAAAATAGGGCTTAATCAAGCTTTTACATTTTGTCATAAGCTAACATTAAAAAATGTTTTTATTGGCTTGTAGCTATCATTTAATAGGTTTATCGTCTGAACAATAAATAAATATATCTTTTATGGGAACTAATTATTATATTGATAGTATATAGTATTAAGTAAGCCAACAACATCTAAAACTAAAGTTAGTTGAGTTATTATTATTTTGGTTCGGCTTAGCCTTAGAGATAATATTTTAGATACTAACAAAAAGGAAAAAATATGTTACTAAGTAAACAAGATAAAAAAAGAATAAGTAAGAAAATAAAAGCTCTAAAAATAAAGAAAATCAAAACTATGCAGGGAAATTATATGAGTGTAGAAAATGGATTAATAGTTAGAGTAAATGGAATAAAATTCCCAATGGTGAAAGGGGATAGATATTTAACAAGAGATAACACAAGAGCAGTTAAAATGGCTATTAAAGAATACGAACAAAATATAAATATAAATAATCCTAAAGATTTTATAGGAGATTATTTATAAGAGATAAAAAAACATGGGAACTTTTTATAGGTTCCCATGTTTAAAGAGTATGCAAACAAAACAAAGGACAAAACAAATGGAAAAAATACAAATAAGCAAATTAGAATATTTTGAATTTTTAAATAATATTCCAATAACGCAATTAAATAAGTATATGAAAATTGATAATAAAAATGATTTGAATTATTATATAAAAGATAATTATAAATATTGTATGAAAACTAATTTAAAACCATTATATAATATTTATTATAAAATAAAAATTAAATAAATGGGAACTAAAAAGAATTAAGATAGTATAAAGAGTAAGAAAACAAAACAAAGGGAGTATAGATTGTGAGAGTTACAAAAGAACATTTAGAAAATCAGGTTTTAATGTTAAATGAGTTTACTGGACAACCAAAAGAACCATATTCTAAAAACGAAAATGGAGAATATAAAAGCAACATTGGGAATTATAATATTGGTTGGGCTTATGGTGGGTGCAAACTAGAACAGATAGTTAATGAGGGCGGTGGAGTTAGAGAAATAACTTATCATAGACTTACAAAAAGAGAGCTATATTATGTTGTTCAGTCAATGAATAATATGCTAAGAAGTGAGTTAGATAAAAATGGGAAAAGATTATTATTAAAAGATATATAAAATAACAAAGTGAGGGTTATGAAATGAAAAAAGAATATAAAGAGTTAATTAAAAATCAAAAATCTTTAAACTTTTTAGAGGGTTTACCAATTTTTGATGATGAAAATAATATAACTGATAAAGGACAATATTTAATTAATAGTATATTTAATACTAAATATTTGATTAGAGATGTTTTTGAATTAGATACATTATTAGAGATAAAGTCACTATTAGATGAACAAATAAAGGAACTATTAGATTAAAAGAAATATAAAATAATAGGGAACAAATATTAGTAAGAATAGTTAGAGTAATAGAAACAAAAGGAGAACAAATGGACGAAAAAAGAAGAGAACAAATAGCAACAGCAATAAGTAACAGAGAGTTAAATTTAACTAAAAGTTATGCGTATTGCATGTTTAGAAATACGCAACCAATGTTAGAGGATTGTTTAACAATATTAGAAGAGTGCGGAGATGTAGAAGATACCAAAGAATATCAGGGAGGCGAAGAAGAAAGAGCAATAGATAGAGTAGTAGAGATTGCTTGTGAAATTGCAGAAATGTATGGTGGTATGGAATATGAATAAGATGAACGAAACAAGACAATATTTAAAACATTTCAGTCAGATAGTTGAAATGCAAATAGAAGATTATGAAAATGGTTCTAGTATAGACGAGGTAAATATAAATAAAATTATAGATAAATTAAAATACCTTATTAGATATAGAAAATAAATGGGAACTTTAATTAATTAGGATAGTATAAGTAATAGAAACAAAAACAATTGGAGATAAAATGAAAGTAGTATCAGCAGTAAAATCAAGAGTTGGGGGTGTGAATGTTGGAATTACTAAAGATGATAAGGTAATTGCGTTCTATTCAAAAGATTATGATAATAAAGGTAATGTCAAAGGCAAGTATTTAGATATGCAATTTATTCATGGCGTAGGTGCATTTTATTTATCTTATTGTAATTATGATAAACAAACTTTAAATAAACTTGGATATTCTTCCAATGATTTAATTAAAGTAAATAATTTTCTTAACAATATGGAGGAAAAATGAAAATAAATAAAATGATTGACGAATTAAAATTATTGCAAGATGAGTATGGCGATAAAGAAATAAGCCTAATAGAAATGGATGAACAAGAAGGTAATATTTATTATTACCTTGATGATGAGTGCATAACAGAGTATATGGACTTGTCAGATGAGATAGCAATTTATATAAAATCAGAATAATGGGAACTTTAATTGATTAGAATAGTTAGAGTAATAGAAACAAAAGGAGAATAGATAATGGGATTAGACGCAAATGGTGGAAAATTAAATCATTTATACGAGTATGAATTTGAGAACCAAGAAGGAGAAAAAGTCAAACATAGTTATACAGGAGTAGGACATTTTGAGTGGAGAAAACACGCAAGACTACAAGAGTTTATGACAAGATTATATATGAAAAGAAAGAGAATTAAAAACAAATGGTATGACAGAGGTGATGGGTGGTATCCAATAGAGTTTGGAGCATACAACAGAATAAGATTGAAAGAAGAAGATATAGACAAACTGGAAGAGGCAATTAAAACTGATTATGATGAATATTTTTGTGATGGTGGGTTTTTATGGGGACACCAAAGGCAAGAGGATAGCATGAATTGGTATAGAGAGCAAGATTTAGAGTTTGTAGAGTATGCAAGACAGCGATTAAAAGACAACAAGACAGTTTATTATTCTTGTAGTTGGTAAAATAGTTGGGAACAAAAAAGAAAAACTATTGTTAAAGGTAGTATGAAACAATTAATAATGCATTGCGAGTATCTTGCATTGCCCTGACTAGTAGATAAAAAATATAGTATACTATATTCTACTTGCAGAGAGATATGGAGTAGAGTCAGGTTCAATGCATTATTAAATAACAAAAGGAGAACAAATGAAAGCAAGAGAGTTAAAAGAGATATTAAAAGATGTGCCAGATAATAACCCTGTGAGTTTTTATATTATTCACAATTTTACAAAAGATATCTATTTGGGCAATCCAGAAGTTATTTGCTCTAATGGAATTAATGATGAGGGTTGCGTTGACTTTGGATTTAAACCAACAATGGAGAACAAATGAAAGTATATAGAAAAAACCACAAGAACGAAGTTATGAAAGCAGGTAGATATTACATAGGAGATTTATGTTATATCTTAGATGAGAAAGATTGGGGAGAAGTTTGTGATTTAACATTTCCCTTTGATACTGACTATCACAAAGATGTAGCTAATGTAGAAATTGGCGGAAAGTTTACATTAAAAAATGGAAAGATTATATCTTTGTATGGAACTGAACATGGAGATGGAACATACCATATAAAGAACATGAAAGATAACAACATAGGAAAACTTTATGTAGATAGCGGAACATTAGGTTGTGTTATGATACAAGATAAAAGTGAACTGCCTATGGGTAGTGGATTTAAGACGAAAACATTTAAAGAAGATTTTGAGTTGGACTATACCAATAGCGGAGAGATTGTATTTAAGAATCTTGATGGGGATTGGATAGCATATATACCAACAATGTAAGACTTGGGGGTGGTGGATATTGTCGCTACTCTTTGCGAGAGAGTATTTGTTAGGGTAGTAAGTAGTGAGAGAAAATGTTATATGTGCGTCTGCGGATGCTAATAAGAATATCTTACTAGTTATTGCATAGCAATTATATTCAGAAACCCCCGCTAGATTTGAGGTTAGCATATAGAAGAGGTAAGCTATTAAATAATACCTGTGCTCTATTGGGACGACAACGCTTTTTTTAGCAAGACTCCGATAGTATCAAACGAGATTATAAACAAAGCCTCAAAAGATTTATGGGAACTTTATTTAATTAGGTTCGTATAAGTAGTATTAAAAGATATTTAAAAATTGGAGATTATAAAAAACTATTCAAAGATAGTTTGAGTTGTAAATATGTTGAAGGGATAAGGCTTCTATAGATGCTATGGAATCCCAATAAACTTACATTAACGACCTGTACTGAAGTTTTACGAATCTTTGAAATTCGGTTAGATGATATAACGAAGGACTCACCAGAATTTTGGCTGAAAGAATGATGATTATAATTAACTTCGGAGAGAAACCAAAGGAGTTATAGTTAGATTTTAAGTAGGTAATTCCATCGGCTACAAAAGCCACATTATAAGTTTTAGGACTGAGATGGATTAGCAATGTGAAGTTATTGAACGATTAAACAATTAGGCAAATAGGTAAGAACATTACAATAATAATCTCCAATAAAAAGTTGGGAACTTTAATTAACAAAAGGAGTATAAGTAGTATGAATAACAAAAAAATAATACAGGCAATCAAAGAGTGGTTAGCAGATAATATAGTAACTGATGATGAAATCAGTGGTATATCAGATGGGACACACGATATAGTGTATGGAAGAAAAGAGTTAGCAGTTTCTATGCTAGAAAAAATACATACATGGGAGAGATTTCCTGAAAACATAATAACAAGAGAGGAAAGATGAATGAATACAAAGCAAACCCCAACATAGAAACAGGTGGGACATACAGGTTCGGAGAGGTGATGTTAAAACCAGTAGAACTATTGATGGTGTTTGGTAAGCCACACGTTATGGATAGTTACAAGGTATCAGGTGAGTATCTGTTTGAACACAGAGAAACAGGAACACCAGTAACTTTATATGATTGGAAGTATACTACTCTGTATGAATCAGATGGTATTGAACCAGTAGATTTTTGGAAGTTAGATGAGGAGGTTCAGTTCAATATAGGTTCAAACAATAGTTATTCTTTTGGATTTGATGAATGGATAAAATCTTTTATTAAAGATGAGTTAAATAAAATAAACAAAGGAGAAAGATAATGGGTAAGATGAGTGAGTTAGATAGACAGATGCGTGAAGTGGAGGAAGTAATGAACAATGAAAACCAAATAACAATACCAGTCTATTACACAATAGATGATGAGACAGGTATCAGACACTACGATACAGATAGTATGCGTGATGAGTTTGATAAAGAAATCAAACAACTAGAAGACAACACACAAGCAGAGGTTGATGGATGGAATGAGAAACAACAAGACTATGCTATGGATAGCATGGCATAATTAATGTCAAATGACAAGTTATACAGGTGTATATCCTGTAAACAAGCAATGCTAAAACATGAGAAACATAATATAAACAAAAAAAGTTATTGTTTTGGATGTTGGTTAGCTACAATAGAAACGAAAGAAAGAGAGAAAGATAGTGAGAGATTACACAACAGATAGTATTGAATCAAAATATAGAGCAGACATAGAAAAGCTTGGGACTTATTCAGTGATTATACCATTGGATAGAACAGACATAGGATGTTATGTAGAGGGGTTTGATGACATGGATAGAAAAGATAGTGATGAACTTTGTAGAGAGGTTATTAATGTATTAGAGTTTGAGATATTAGTAATGAACAATACAACCGAAGACAATACAAACAATAAGTTTATGACTTTGGTAAAGAATTGCACACAAAAAATATGTAGAATGAACAACTTAACATTCATAGATAAGGATAAGTTATTCTTATTAGGAGAGGCAAGTGCTTGATGTAAAAGAAATATATGCAGGATACTTAAAGAAACTAAATGAGGATAATCGTATCAACAGATACGAAGACAGGGAACATTGGTTCCATGCCTCATCTAGTGGAATGTGTATGCGTAAGATATATTACAATAGTGTAGAGAAAGTAGAAAGCACAGAGATAGATGAGAATACATTGAGGCTATTTAGACTTGGTGATTTGGTTCATGGGGATATACAGGATGCTTTAACTCTACATGGAGAGAAAGAAAAAGTAGATGTATTGATTGAAGAAGAGATACAGATACAAGACATAAATGTCAGAGGCTTCTTTGATATATGTATAGTTGATGATGATGCAATGTATGATATAAAAACGTGCAATAGTTTTAAGTGGAGGAACTTGTTTGGTAGAACACCTGACCCTGAACCTGCGGAGAATTATGCGTTGCAGCTAGGCACCTATGCATACTGGTATCAACAGAAGTATGATGTTGAATTACAGAAGTTGGCATTGATTTATTATAACAAAGACAACTCTTTAATGAGGGAAGTCAATGTCCCTAAGTCCTTTATTAATAAGGCTTACAGGTATTGGCAAGATGTGAATGAACGATTTAAAATTGGGATACCAGAGGTATCACTAGGCACCGCACCAGTATATGAGTGGGAGTGCAATGTTAAATATTGTGGCTACTTCAACCACTGCGGAGGTGGATTGAAGGGTCAGAGTAAATGGAGTAAACGATAAAAAAAAGGAGTAATAATGGCTAAGACATATGCAACAGGAAGAAAGAAACACGCAGAAGGACCAAAGAGAAAGACCTATGCAACAGGTAGAAAGAAACATTCTAACATACCTACCTTAAAGACAGGTAGAGCTAGAATAACTTCAACTAATGGTAGACCGAGCAAAACTTTATATGTGTTAAAACATTTAGAGGAGCATGGGAGTATCACTAGTTGGGATGCTATACAATTATATAGTGCAACTAGATTGTCAGGTATCATCTTTACCTTAAAAGAACAGGGGTATGTGATTGAAACTACTGGCGGTGCAGGTAGAAACTTTGCTACATATCATTTAAGAAGTTAAAAATAGTTGGGAACTTTTTAAAGTTAGTGTCGTATAAGTGTTGTAAGCCAAAGCAATGGTGCCTTGGCTTAAACCAAAAAGGAAAACATAATGGTTGAAGTAAATAAAATAATAAATACTATAATAGATAGATTAAAAGTAATTGATAAATATGAATCTGATAAAATAATATCAGAGAAAGATTTTCTATTACAAATGTTAAGGAGTTTAGATGAAACAAACTGATACAGTGTATTTAATAGCAAGACCAATCAATGGTATTTCATTGAATGGTAATGAATACTTACACGATAAAGATAATAATAGATTTGAATTTACAACATACGAAGATTGTGCTAAGAAATGTATTGAACTAGGATTAGATGATACGTGTGTTTGGAGTGTAGAAGTAGAAGATAAAGATGTTCAAGAAGCATAAGGAGTAACAATGAGTGAAGATGAAGATAGAGGAGTGTTAGTCTGCTGTGATTGCGGTGGTTCACCTAGTAGTGAGCCTATGGAAGACGTAGGATGTAATATATGGTCTGCCCTATGTGCTGTATGCAGAGACTGGGCTGACTTTAAATATGAAAAAGACATGGAGGAAGAGAATGAGTAAATCAGAAAAGGCGTTTGAGTTACAAGAAAGAATAGGGAGGTTGATTGTTAAACTAGATAAGCTTGGGTTTGAGTTTATGTATTACAATCATCAAAGTTCTATTAGAAGGAAGAGAGACAAGAGTGAATCTAAGTAATGATAGTGCTTGGGATATAAAAAAAGAAGGGCATTTAAATCCAAACAATATTATATTCCAAGACAAGAAGTATGTCAAGATATACAACGACATGAAAAAAGAGAACGATAAAATAAAGGAGAAACAATGAGAGTAGAAACAACAATGTCAGAATCAATCAAGAACTTAGCATCAGCACAAGTCAAAGTTCAACAAGAGATTGAAGACATGGCACACGACAGTAAAGGCTATGGATATAATTATACATCATACGATGCACTAGTTAAATACCTTAGACCATTACTAACCAAACATGGAATATCATTTGTTCAGATGCCAGTAGGCTCTAGCAGTGAGATAGGTGTTGAGACTTTGTATATGCACACATCAGGAGAGTGGATACGTAGCGGTATGATGACACCGATTGCAGACTCTAAAGGTATGAACATATATCAGTCTGTAGGTTCAGCTATTACTTACTTCAGAAGATACAGCTTGTCAGCATTCGTGGGTATTGCTAGTGATGCAGACAATGATGTAAAGTCTATAGAGGTTGATGCAAAACCTATAAACAAACCTGCAGCTAAACCTAAGAAGGTAGTTAAAGTAAAGGGTGAATCTATATCAGCCACCGATGCAGTGATATTACGTGGTATGTGTCAAGGGTTAAGTGAAGATACAAAAGAAAAAGTTAGAGAAGGACTTGAAAGTAATCGTATAAATGCATCTAACATTGAAGATACAAAGAAATGGTTAGAAGGATTGATTGATGAACAAGACACTACTTTATCACCAGAAGAAGTAGAGAAAGTTTTCAGTTGATTATAGATAGTGAAACACTTAAATTAAAATTAATGAAAACAAAAGCAGTAAAGATAAACAAGAAAGTAGTAGGAAATGTAAAGGGTGAAACCTTTATAAGAGAATTAGATTCTTCTAAAGATTTCCTACGAACTCCACCAGCAATAACTTTTGATGAATTGGCTCTGTCAAAAGCTGAAGAGTTGGGTGCGAACAAAATAAAAGTTGAAGATACTTTAACAGGTATTAATTATTATTCAACTATCAATGCTGTCCGCTCTAGGGGTTTTGCTTTCAACAGAGGACTTGGTAGTCAGGTTGGTCTTGCACTATCAGAATGGAGTAAGAATGAAGAGAGCCAAGTTAAAATATTCGATAGCACAGAATAAAAAAGGTAATCATACCATGCTTTATAATGTATTGACTTGTAAAGATAGTTGGTTGTATGTCAAGTATTTTAAACTAGATAAACAAAAACAAATGTTAAACGAATTAGAAAAAAAGGATAAAGAATGAAATATAAAACATACTTACTTCTATTGTTTGTAGGCTTAGTATTTTACACTGGTTGTGTTTTTAGTAATAAACCTAATGTAAAGCTAGAGGCTACAACAGCAGAGTATACACCTGAAAAGGTAGTAGAGGCAGAGGTGCCTGAAAGTCCAGAGCTAACACCAGAAGAAAAGGTAGAAGTTCAGGAAGAAATCAAGCAATCTTATAAAGAGATAGAAGAAACACTTGATGTTAAAAAGAAATCAGTAGAACAAATGCGTGACGATGTGCATAAAATCTTAGATGAAATCATTGAAGAAGATAGCAGCGTAGTCATTTCATTTAATATGCAGATAAAGAACCCATTGGTATATGAAACAAAAGAAAACTAAATTAACATACAACGATATGTTAGAAGTAATGACATCTCTTAAACAAGAAATGTTAATAATGAAAAATGAAATCTTTAGTGTTCAATTTCTTATTAACTCTTTATTAGAGATGAATCAAGATGTAGATAAACTAACTGACTTTATAGAGGGTAAAATTGAAAAAGAAAAAGATGACACCACAACAGATGGGAAGAAGAAACAGGCAAAGGGGAGCAGAACTACAGAGACTAGCGGTAAACCTAGCTAAAGATTTTAACCTTGAAGCACACAACAGAGACAGGGGTGGAGCTTGTCATCCATTAGGAGATATATTAATTGATGGAAACTACTATGGATGCAAGATGCGTAAAGCTATACCATCCTATTTGTTACCTGAAAAGGAAGAGATAGGTGTAGTAGTAAGAGCAGATAGAATTAAACCAGTAATACTTATTGACTTAGAAAGATATTTATTAATGTTAAAACTTTTGAAAGAGGCAGAACATGGAGATGAGAGCATTGATAAGCTTGTATAAGGATTTATACAAAGCAGGTAAGATAACTGGTGCTGGAGTAGAAAGACACAATGAATTGGTTAAAAAATATAGAAAAAAACTTATGGAGTCTTATGATTCTAAAACAGGAAAAAGAATCAAAGCAATTAAATTAATAGAGGTAAAGAAATGAAAATTAACTACAAAGATATATCAATAACATTTAAGTTTAGATTAGAAGAACTAGAGAATATGATAGAGGTATATACAAGACAACCAAAGAAGTGCGAACTTGAAGATGGTATTAGACAAGACCTTAGAAACATAAGAATTAAAGTAGAAGAAAGAATTATTTTAGAAAAACAAGCAGAAGAACAAAGGCCACCTGAAGATATGAGAGAGGCTTCAGCTAACCCTACATCTGTTGAACACATAAAGGAGACAACTAGTGAGTGATAATACAATAAAAGTAACAGAACAACAATGGGGAGTGCTAACAGAAGCTTTAGAGTTATATGGTAGGCTAACAATGGATGCAGATAACCATTACGCAGATGTAGCATCTAATTTAGTATTAGAAGATTTTGTAAAACAATGTATAAAAGAGGAGACAACTAATGAGTGATTATGTACCAAAACCAAATACAGCAAACCTATTTCATAATGATGTAGGTGACAATCCAAAAAGACCTAATTGGAAAACAATAGGGGTAGTAACTTTTAATGGAGTTGAAGGATATGTTTCAGGCTGGAGTAAGAAAGCAAACAATGGAAATGATTTTATATCTATTGTCTTTGAAGACAAAGAAACTTACGAAGCTAAAAGAGGCGGAGCAAGACCTCAACCTAAAGAAGCTGCACCACCTAAAGACGATATGCCCTTTTAACACTTAGGCTAGGTTTGTTATTTTCCGTATAAATATATTAACATAATAACAACAATAATTCCTAGCCTAAAACTTTAACAGCTGTCAGATGTTTATTGTTATACAGTTAGTTTTTTCCTTTTGGTCTGACAGCTAACTTTGGGCTGACATTATATAATAACAACATTTAAATTAAAAAGGAGTTATACATTACCTATAGCTATTTAATTAGAGATGTTGCAAATAACGGTTTGGCTACCTGTTAGCCCATAAAAATTACAAGGAGATACCATGGCTAAATCACATCCAACGTATAATGTAGAACACATTAAGTGGGGACAAAAACCAAAGCTTACACCAGAAGAAAGAGTGAAGCAGATAAAAGCATTAGACCCATACAGTAAAGAAGGACAAGAGCTGCAAGAATATCATGCTAAAAAAAATGGTAGAGGTTGGCACATATTTCAAGGAGTTACTCTTAGAGCTAACAGAAAAGAAAAGACTTGGATAGAACAATTTTACGTAGAAAGAATTAAGGAGAAAAAATAAAAAATGGATATGAAATTAATACAAGACCTAAGAAGTACGATTATACAATTAAAAAAAGAGTATAACGAGCTAAGTAAAGAATCACAAAAAGCACGAGATTTTTACGAACAGCATACACGTTCTGGGAAATCTTGTGAAGATTTAATAAAAGATAATAGAAAGACAATAGAAGATAATAATAAATTGAAATTAAAAATTCGTTGGGGACAAAACGGAAATATAATTTCTACGGAATTTCTTTGTGCTATTTATTATAATAATTTAATAGATGAAAATACGTATAATAAACTGTATCCAGAACATAATATGAATAGTTTATCTATGCTTGGAGAGCATCTTGCTAATGATGAACTAGCTCAAAAAGTATACATATTAAACCACGAAAGTAAACAGATGGCAATAGAGAGACACGAACACCAAGAATACATGGAAGAAGGAATATATGAAAAACAACGATAAAATATTATGTATGATTAAGCAGCGGCTAGATGTAGGTGCTGCAAAGTATGGGGAACAAGTTCCTATTGATGGAAGTAGGGACAATCTTAAGGAAAGCATAGAAGAAGTTCTTGATTTGTGTGTCTATTTAGCTGGAGTTATGCTAGAATTACACGAAAAATACAAAAATGATGAATGACGCATTAGCTTGTAGCTTCAGGGCATTCAGTGTAATTAGTCGATAGTTATATCCAATAGAAAAAGTTATGGCCGTATAGGCCTATCCTCGTAAGGAGAATTTTAGAAAAGTGTAGAAAAAATCTATTTAACTTTATTCTTCTGTGCTTTTTGAAAATAAAGTTTGTCGTAAGGACTTTCAAAATATTCATCTTTATATGGAAACAAGCCATCATCACCATACCCGTATTTTTTTTTGTTAAAAGGAAAATATCCAAACTCATTAATGTCATCTCCTGCCCAGTATACATCTTTTACCTTTACTTTTTTAGATATTACTGTTCCTTCATTTACTATTTTCCCATCAGCTCTTTTCCAAAATGAGGCGTTTGCGTGTTGCTTTGCATATGTTGGACTTATTGTAACCCAGTCTCCCGTATTAATATCTTTAACTCCTTTTGGAACTCCCCTGTATATTGTTAATTCTGCGTTTGGATTGTTTTTAAATTTCATAACTGACTTATAGCTTTCATCGTTAGCTATTCCAAATATATCTTTATAACCTTGTTTTGGACCTCTAGCATAAAATTCTTGGCCTCTTGCTCCATATATATCTTTAGGGTAACCTGCTTGTCTTCCAGCAATATCCTCAGTTAAATCATCAAGCCTAATTGCTTCAGGAGTTTCTGGTCCTCTTGGTTGGTGGTCAATTCTATAAGAAGTATCTGCTTTTTCTTGAATTTTTTTAACTCTTTTTGCAGTAACAACAGAGCCTATGAATGGTAACATAGCCACAGAAGATAATGCCGCATCTTTAAATTTTCCCTCTGTAGCATATAAAATTGAATCTGCCATGTCAGCAGCAAAACCTGTTGGTCCAGGAGCAAAACCTAATCCCATTAAAAAATTATGAATACCTTCTGTGTTTTTTTGTTTTTTTAATTGCTTTCTGTTTGTAGTATTTAAAGCATCTGCAGCAGCAGTGTAATTGAACGAAGGAGAACCTACTAGGTCTAACATAGTTATTTTCTTTTTATCTGACACTTATGGATTTTCTTTTTTCTGACGTTGCTTGTAAACATATGACAATATTTCTTCTGCATTTGGTTGTAGCAAAGGTTGGTCTGGGTGAGCTGTGTTCCAAGATATAATTTTTCTTTTAGCTTCTGCATTTTTTCCTTGGTAAACATCTTTAACTATCTCTCTGTGAACTCTTCTTCTTTGAGACTCTATTCTTCCTTCAGACTGCCTATCAGTTTCTAATCGTCTTGTTAAATTTTTTATATTAGAACCAAGTAATTTACTAAAGTTTTGTGGTGAACGCTTCATTGCTCCACTGACTCCATAATCATCTACATCTTCAAAGATACTTGTTAGGCCGTTCCAAACCGTTGTAACGTCATCCCATATAACAGGTTCAAGTATATATCCTAGATTACCCATTTTATTATCAGCAGACATAAAGTCTGTTACAACTCCCATTGTTCCTACCGCTGCAAGCTCTTCCATAGTAGGTGTAAGAAGTTCTGTCCAGTAATCTGCTCTTTTATAGTTCTCTTCTCCTGAAATAAATCCTGGTTTCATTTCTGAAAAACTTTGTTTTGCTCTTCTCCAATCATACTCATCTTTACCAGATAGTAGATTTTGCATAAACTCATAAGAGTTAATAATAAATTTACCGCCAATACCAGCACCGATTGCTAATCTAGCAACAGGTAATACATTTCCTTCACGAACTTCTCTTCCAAGTCCTTTAGATATTAATTGTGATTGTTTAATACCAAACGTTTTCAGAACTAATAAAGGTCTAAACATTGGCTCTGTTAAAAACAAAGGTTCTTTTAATAAGTTTCTTTGTAGCTGAGTATCTTTAGCAAATCTAATTGCACCTTGCGTAAGCTCTGTCATACCTATTTCTTTTTTACCAGTCCAAGTAACTCCATAATCTCTTGAGAGTTTACGTTTGGCCCACGCCGTTCTACTTTGACCAGCTAAGGTATCATTAATAATTCTTTTCTTTGCACTAGCTGAAAGAGGAACATTTTTTAATAACACATTCTCCCCATTAGCTACACGATTTAAGTAACGCATCATATCAATACCTACAGAAGCAGACGTTTCAAGATTTAACCTGTTCATTCCTGTAAAACCAGTTAACTTTGTAAGCCTACCTACAATCCTATCACTCAATGTGTTCCCACGTTTTGATGTACCAGTAAGAACTTCCATTGTGTTTAAAAATTGACTATCCCCATACAATCCCATTTCTTTTAATAACGCTTTTCTGTCTCCAGAAACAAATCGTTTCATATAACCTGGTATTCCAACTCTATAATTACCTAGAAATAAAGATGAAATAAGAGGTTGTGTTATATTAACAATCGTTGCAAGACCACCACCAATTTTAGTACCAATTTCAAAATTAACCATCTGTCTTACAAACTCTTTATTTTTAGGAGATAGATTTCTAGATGGGTCTAATTCTATAGCACCAGTTACTCTAAGCATAAGCTCTTTCATTGTATCTGCAGTAGCTCTGTCTGCTGTTTTACCAACCTTACCTGTTGATACATCATCAATTAATTGTATTGCATTTTGATAATTAGTCCCAAAAAATTTCTTGGTAGCTAACTGATTAGCCATTTGGTTTGTATAGTTTAGTATGTTGGCATAAGCATTCTCTTCAAATATAGGTATGTTATATCCTTTTCCAGGAACCCAACTAACATTACCAGTTCTTGACTTATCTATATTACTAAAAGGTCTAGACTTTTTTTGTATTAAATGCCTGTCCATGTCAGTAAAAATTTTAACAACATCATTTCCATATTGTTGCTTTAATGATTTAAAATAAGTTTGAAGAGGTTTGTTTCCCGCATTATCTTTTAATATGTTTGATAATTTATTTTGTAAAAAACTTACAACTTCTGGGTCGTTAGCTATTTTGTCTACCCCAGCATACACTCTTGGTTCTTTTCTATTTATATCTGCTCTAAAGTTTCTTAACAAATCAGCTAAGTCTTCTTGTAAAAATCTTCCTGCATAATTACCTTGGTATGCTTTCATATCTAGACCTTCTTTTACTCCAGCCTTATAAAGGTCATCGTATATACTTCTCATTTCTTTAGCTATATTACTCATATTAGAGGTGATACCTACATTCGTTTCAAGCTCTTCAGTAACTAATTTCATAAGTTTTTTATCAGTCATATTTTTCATATTAGCACCAGGTATTTTGTTTAGTCTTCCCAAAACAGCTGCAGCTATTTGTGATGAATAATCTGCGTGATGGCTAACTTGATACATTAAATGTTTTGCTTCTAAAGCAACCCCTGGCTTACTTAGTTTTGCTTCTACACTTCTAATTCCAGATAAATAGTTTTGACTTTCAATTCTTTTACCTAATACTGGAATAGTAAATCCATCTAATGTTAGTTTATCAAAGGCTCTTGATATTCCTCCAAATACTCCAGGTAAATATTGCCTAGAATATTCTACCTCTACTGCAGCTAGTTCTTGAGCAAACTTTTCTAGTTGAGATTTTTGAGATAGTTTTTTATTTAATTGATATAATTCTCTTTCTGTTAATGAACCTAATCCTCTGTCTGAAGGCTTTAATCCTTTAGGAACGTTTCCATTTCTTAATCCAAAAACTATTTTTCTTATTTGGTTTGTATCGTTTATACCTAAAGTGTCAAGTTCTCTTCCAATACTTCTTACTAGTTCAAATCTTGGAGCTTTTTTACTCTGTACTATATTAAATTCTTTATAAAACTCAGACGATGGTACTGTCTTAGGCTTAGTTAATCCTGCGGATTTATAAGTAATTGTATCAAGACCTTTTTCTACAACACTAACTAAAGAACCATCTTTAGACCAAAACTGCTCTCCACCCCTTATAACATCTGAAGCTTTCTTTGCTGCTATATCTCTTTCTAAAGCTTCTCCAGCTTTAATCTTTATATTCTCAGGCCTATCTTTAAACTTAATAGCATTCTTATTTCCAAACGCTGCGTTAGTTTCTTCTATTATACCTTTTCTACTTTGAATGCTACTTAGTCTACCTCTAGTCAGTAAATTAATACCACCTAACAAACCAATGGTATGTCCTAAGTCTTGAGGATTTGGCATAAGATTTCCTTCTGACCAAGAGTAAGGTGCAACAAACCCAGCTGATTCACCAGCTAATCCTAAAGCTCCTTTTAGTATTGGAGATTTTTTTCCAACAATATTAGTGGCTGCAATACCACCAACTTTACCAGCAGGTAAAACAACCGCACCAACTATAGCTTTATTAATTCCTTTTAGCCAGTCATAATCTTCATCGTTTACACCTTGTCTAAGCATTTCGTGTGTACCACTAATCACTGAAAAACCAGATGAATCTTTTAATAATCTATCACCATTATCTACAAAAGTTTTAGTTAATTGTTTTTGGACTTGATTAATGTAGGTAGGGTTTGCTCCATTGTCTGCTAAAATTTTACTAGCTTGTCCAATGTTTTGTTTCATTTTATTTCTAGCACTGCTTGAAGCAACTCTTTTTACTGTTTGTTTTCCTGCTCCTTTTAAAGCAACCGATGCGAATCCTGCACCAGTTAGGTATGCAGGTATGTCTCCAATAAAAGATAATACGGTAGTCCCTACATCAAAGAGGGTTCCATATTCATATTGAGATAAATCATGTCTTTCCGCACCATTAATTAGCTGGTCAGCCAAACCGATTGTGCTTTTATTATATGATTCTTTTAGAAAGTTATTGACGTGTCCAGGAAAAGCCAACTTAATTGGTGCTGGTCTTCCAACGCCTAAGCTAGGAGTAAAAGAATTATTATAAGTTCTTTGACCTTCAGGCATTACTGCCCTAATAATTCTAGTATTTCATCTAAGTAAACATTACGACTTAATCTTTCTTCAATTACGTCTATCTTACTTTGAATTAAGTTTAGTCTTTTATTTTTAAGACTTGGTTTTAATACACCATTTTCAACTCTTGTATATCTTTTTTGTAAGTCTCTAAGTTTTTCTAAGTCTGGCCCTCTGGTGTCATCTACACGTTTACCATCAGAAAAAAGAGTCGCTCTTCGGTCAAACTCTTTCTTTTTAACTGGTTTACCAAGTATTTTTTCTGGGAGTGCGTCTGTTATCGCACTAGTTCCTCTTAATTCTAAACTATCTAAAAGTTCTAATGCTTCACTTGTAGAAATATTCCCACCTATATTGTCTATTTCAGAAATAAGTTTATCTACTGATAAAGGAAATGCAGCTAATTCTTTTTCTGTATACATACGACCACTCATATAGTCAGGAGTATCATCAGTCAATAATCCAGATATATTTTCTAAAGTAGATGAAATAGGGTCTAAAACTTCTTCTGGGTTTGCATCAAATGCATTTTCTTCAAACTCTGTAATGTCTAGGCTTGTAAGAGTTTCTATAGCATCTGGAGATAAATCTTCAAATTCTGCAATAGGTACCTTAGATATAACCTCTTCTGTTTCATCTTCATTTACTGAGGATGTACTACCATCACCTTGTGAGTCTATATTATTTTTTTTATCGTATTGTGCAATAGCATAGTCTAATTTGTTATCCCTAAAATAATTAAAGTCTTGTATACTTTTGTCTAATTGTAGATATTCCTTGTCAAGGTTGGAAATCCTTTCATTAAGCTGTGCATATGTTAATTCTTGTTGATTGTCTCCTGTACCAATAATTATACTTCCACCTTGAATTTGTCTTGCAGTATTTAAATCTATTGATTCTAATCTAGATTGATATTCAGCATCTGATTCTAATTCTGTTTGTGGAAAAACTCCTCTAAAGTTAACTTCTTGTTGTCTCAATCCAGCTATCTCAGTAGTCAAACTGCCATATCTGTTTGTATCTTGTGAATATTGAGTTCTATCTATACTGCTAATAATTTTAGAAAAACTTTTTGTCATTTTAGCTTCTGCTGATTGTCGTGCTCTATCAACATATGGACCATCTGGGTCTATTGTTTTATACAAAGCTACAAGTTCATCAGCTGTTTCAGCTTTATCAAAATCTTTAATAGAATTTTCTTGTATTTTTAAGTCTGGAAAATCATATGTATTATCAAATAATGTTACAACTTCAGTAAGATTCATAGATTCAGCCATCTCTCTTTTTTTAGAAATGTCAGGAAATTGCTTTTCAAACTTTAAAAACAAGTTATAGTTATCACGTTTAGCTTTTTCTTCTAATTGTTTTTCAGCAATTCTTTCTTGTGCTTCTATCTGTGCACGCTCTAATCTATCTCTTGTAGTGCCAAATATAGAGTCAACGATATTAGTGCTTGGCTCTTTATAACTAACATTTATATCTCTAGTTAATCCTTTTCCGTTAGCCATTAGTAGTTCCCTCCTTGCTGGTTTTCTAATATAGATGTAATAAAGTCAGTCACTTGTTGTTGAGAGGGATATGCAGTATTAGTTCCATAGTATTCATTAATATAATTTTGTACATCTGCAATTTGTGAATCATTTAAATTGAAGTTTTCATATTGTTGTGAATAGTTTGGAGCAGTTATAACTTCGTTTGCACCACCTGTTCCACCTTTTAAGTATTGTCCTAAGTCTACATTAGCATCAAGTAAATCATTTCTAGCAGATGATAAACCAGATTTAAGAGTATCTATTGTTCCTGATAATAAACTATCTAACGATGATACATATTGTCCTTCAGCTCCCATTAGTTGACCTTGTAATACATCTTCTAATGTTTCTCTTGCTTGTTGCTGTCTAACACCTTGTCTACCACCCATTAATCCAGAAGTGCTAGATTGTGCATTCATATCTAATAAAGTTCTTGCTTCGTTTGATGCTCCAGTTGCTACATCCCCAAGCATCATACTTCTTCCCTCTTGAAGGTTTCTTAGTTTTTCTCCAGTTCCCTGAAAGTAATCTCCAAATTGTTCTACGACTCCCATCTCTAATAAGGTGTCACGTAATCCATCTTTATTAGTTTTTACATCTGAGATGTTAAAACCCATTAAGGCTCCTATTTCGTCTACATCTAACTTAAAGTCAGATAAAAAGGTTTTATATTGGTCTGCTTCATTAGGACTTAACCCAGAAAGAAACGAAGAAAATAAATCTGATGTCGGTGTAAAGAATGAACTACTATCTGGTGCTCCACCAGGCAAGGTTCCCATCATACCACCTGAAGTATCAGATGTTTGTTGCCCTCCTGTTTGGTCTGGGTCAGTAGAAAAATTATTTCCAAATCCAAACATTTCAGATGAGTTTTGTAACCCTTGATTTTGCATTTGATTTTGATAAAAACTAGGAGCACCAGCTTGTACTGGCCCTGATTGATTCATTGAAGATAAAGGTTGTTGGAATCCTTGCATTGCAACCTCTGAGGTTTGTCCTATTTGATTGTCTAAGTCTGTATTAAAAGATTGCATACCACCGAAAGGTTTCATCCCTTCCATAGGATTTAAATTCATTTTTTTATTTCTTTCTTTTAACTTTTCAAGAGGAGCAACACCTAATAAGCTTTTTAAATTTATTGCCATTATTCTCTACCTTTCAAGTCTAATTGATTTTGTTGCAAGAAACGTACTAAAGCTGCAGTAGCATCTTCTGGCATATTTTGTTGAGTTGTTTTATCAATATAAGAAGTTGGGTCTGATAAATAATCTCCAGCTTCTCCCATAAATGATTTGAATAAACTGTCACTTTTAAAACCTTCTGGATTTTGTAAATACTCATCACTAAATACATCAAATCCTTCTACATCTTCAAACATAGGAAAATTTTCTCCTCCTTTAAATACATTTAGTGGATTAAACTTTTCTTTAAAAGAGTCAAACTTATCTGTATATTTTTCAGTAGCATCTTTAAACTCATCACTCTTCATTACTTCACCAATTATTATATCTAGTCCCATACTTTTAAGACTGTTACTAGCTTTCATATCTTCGGTTGATTCTCTTAGAGCGTCTTTTACTCGCCTGCTAATTTCATCTCCTTTTGTTTTAAGATACTTTAGCTTTGATGTATTAATTCCTGGAGATGAAAGCAAGGTGCTTCTTTTTTTATCGTCTACTAAAGCTGCAGTAGCATCAAAAATTAAATCATCGAATTTATTAGGAGTAAGTCCTGTTATAAACTTAGCAGCTTTTCTTACAAAACCTTGGCTTCTAGTATTTTTTAATTTATTAAGTTTGTTTTGTACCATTTTTTCTATCATAATGGTATCTTCAGTTCTTAGTTTTAAAAGTTGTAAAAGATTATTTTCTTTAGCTGTACTAAATTTAGTTTGATTTTGATATGTTCCTCGTGCATTATACATAAATGTATTCCCTAGGTGTTTGGGTTAAATTTACAAATTTGTCGTCAGTCAAGTCAAGAACTACGACAGTAAATACCCTATTAGTGTGTGTATTATTATTCATATTATTTTAAAATTAAGCTTTCTCCATCTGGAGCAACTTCAAATTCTCCCACTACTACATTTGAATCTCCAGCAGCAGGTACAGAACCATAGAACTTTTTACCAGTACCAGCTCTAACTCCACCAGAAAATATTTTAATAGCATCTCTTGCTGGTTTCTTTATATCAGAGAACTTTGCAAATGTTTTTAATTCTTGTATTTCTGGACTACTATACTCTAGTTCAAATATTTTACCAAATTCTTTTCGTATTACTTTTAGTCTTCCTTTGTGGTATTGTAATATCTCTTCACCATTTTTCATTTGATTAACAGATACAGGTCCACGTTTAACTTGTTTGCTTGTTCCAGATACTGCTCTTCCTTTAACTAGTGTCATTATCTTACCCCCCTAGACCTATAGACTATTGCTATATCTTGTATTTCAAAATCAGCTTGTGCATTTCCTGCTATCTTTATTTGCAATGACTTCTTTTTAACCCTAGAGCCACTGGCTACTTGAAACTTTGTAGTCACCATTGAACTACTTGTTGAAAATGTATTAGAATCAAAGATATTTGTTGTTGGTGCAGCACCTTCAAACCCACCAGTAATAACTAAATCATCTGCATTCTTATGTGTTACATAAACTGAATAAAACTTTTTATCTACTGAAGGTTCTCCTAAGTCAATCTCTCCAGTTTGTATATCTATTGTTTGTGCTTGCGGAGATGTGTCAAATCTTTTAACGGTATACACGTCATTACTACCTGCTCCAGCAGTTGTTCCTGTGGTTAATTCCATACATACTAGCTCTTGGTTGTAAGTAACTAAGTTAGTTGTCTTCTTACTTACTAAAGTGTTAGTATCATTTATATTAACAAAAGACTTTGTTGCAATGTCATATATATATCCTTTACTGTCAGTAGAACTAGAGTCTCCTATAACTAGTATTTGATTTTTCTTAGGAATAAATCCAACAGAACAGTTCGTTCCAACAATATTTGTTGCCCATGTATCTTCATCTATAGCTCCACTTAACGTAGATATGGTATCTGAAAAGCTAAACATTCCATTTTCATTTACCCATACTAATCCTAAATCTGATTTACATACAGCTGCAGGATTACTAATACCTCTGTTTTCAAACTCTCCTTCTACATACCAACCAGCATCAGAACCAGATGCAATATTAATAATAAATAGTTTATTCTTTTTGTATACAAATAATCTATCTGAAAACTCTATAATTTTAACAATAGCGTCACCATCGTTTGTTCCTACATCTAAGTAATATGTCTGTGGAAACGTATCATACTTTCTAACAGGAGTATATTGTATTCTATCTCCCATTTCTTTTGTTACGCCTTCGTCATTCACATACAATACATTACCTACAAATGCTCTTTGATTAGCAACAGTAGCTGTCTTATATGAAAATGCTTCAGCTCCATTGAATGTAATTGCCTTTTCTTCTGGTGAAAATCCGTTAATAGTAGAATAGGTATCTAATCCAGGTGATTTGATAGCATAGGCTCTAGAGTCGGTAGCACTGTTATTGGTGTCATTGGTTACTACATAGTCTCCTTCATCGATGAAGGCATCATATTCATCCGCTAAGGACAATCTAGAACCTTTCTCAAAGTTAACATCAAGTAACAATCTATATTCATCATCTGGATTATTAAAATTCTTTGCATATATTCTCATTCCTTGTAAAAAAGAATTTAAACTATCATCTTTAATAGACATACTAGCTATAAAGTATTGAGCATCTGCAATAGAAATAGGGTCTGCTATATTAGTTAACAATGATTCTTGTCCACCAAAATATACATAGCTAACTCCAATAGCATAGTTTCCTTCTGGCCATAGTCCATCTGTTTTAGAACTACTAGAGCTCATTTCAATTCTAAAATCATCCCCAGAAGCAGGGTCTACCCCATCTTCTACATTAGAAGCAGGGTCTACTGGTGCATGAAATGCTCCAGAGTTTAAGGTAAAGTCTGCAGCAGCTGGTGCTATCAACCCTCCAGTATAAAATTTCATTTGGTCTGTTACTGCTGCCGCATAAACATCTGGGTGGTCATCATTAGTTCTTTCAATCCTAGCTAATACTATCTGTTTGTTTCCTGTATTACCAAAGTCTGAATCTGCTATGCGTAATCCACCATCAGCATAATAATATACTGGTTGTGCGTCTGTTGCACTACCTGTACCTATTAAAGTAGCAGAATCAAATACTACTGCTAGTCCATCACCACCACTACCAAATGTAGCACTAGTGCTTAAAAACACCTCTCCCTTTGGAGATGTATAAGCTAGATATTCTGCAGCTGCGGCTCCACCGCCTGGTGTGATGTCACTACTAAACTTAAACAATCCATATCCTGGTTGTATTGCAGCGTCACCATCATCTGTTAAGGTAAATGAACTACTAAGGTTGGCAAGCTTTCCAGTGGTAATTATCTTACCTAAGTGCCCTACATTTACATTAGTAGCTTCTGCTAAGAAGCCTTGTTGTAAGTCTTTAGCAGAGTTTTTATTATTAAGCCCTCCGTCAAACCTTGCAATATTAAATGCTTGTTTTGCCATTAGTTTATTCCTATTATTTTTTTATCGTTTGGCATATTCGTATAATTCTTTACATCCTTTTACAGATAGTTCTACCATATAACTTGTGATTAAAAACAGTAATACTATTCCTACTGCTAACACCATAAGAAAGAATGAAACAGCAAGTGTGAGCGTGTAGGCTAAAGCCGATACACACTCCACAACCCATTGCTGTAAGCTTTTAGATGTTTTAGATTGCACCTTTTGGTCAAGACTGTTAAAAACAGATTCTAAATCTTTGGCCAACTTACTTAATGTTTGCATTAACCGCAACCGCATCCACATTCACAATTCATATAGTTCTCCTATTTCTGTAATGATTTTTTAACTTTTTCCCAAACTTTATTATCTAGTTTATTAGATGATAGTTCGACTAAATAGTCTCCTACTACTAGTAATATAGAAATTAAAGTTTCTTCGCTTACTACTTTTTTTAATAAGCTTGCTATTGTTTTACCCATTTTCTTATCCCTTCTTCGTTTGTTTATCTTGACCAATTCTAAGTATATCTTACTTTCCTTGACCCCTGTATTTCTTTTTGTAATACGACCCAATTTTAGAACCTCTTTTAGTATTTTTGCTATTCCCTTGCCTTGTTTTCTTTGGTCCGTTGCTTCTTCTTGTTTGAGATACGAAGCCTTTTCTCATGCTCTACCTTTTACTTTTTCCCAGCTACGCATTCCTGACATACCAAGAAGACCATATAATAAAGTGGTCATTGTATTCATATCAAAGTTTGGCAGTTGGATTTCTACACCTCTACTAGCCATAATAAACAATAAAAAGGGTTGTAATATATAATGATAACCAAATGCAGCACATAGAACCCACCCTAGAAAAGGTCTCCATCCACTTTTAAATACATTATCAGAGCCTGCTTCCACTTCATTTATTTTCATTTGGGCAGCATTCATCTCTCTTAATAGCTCTGCTTTTTCTGTTTGGTCTAAAGTAAAATCATCTACTCTTCCAGCAACCTTATCCATTACATTGGTTATAACTTTTAATCTACTCATAATCTTTTCTTCCTAGGGAACCCTAATAGGGTAACCCTAATACCAGTCCCTTGAAGTAGTCTTCAAAGATAACTGGTTATGACCTTTTTGTCAATGTTTTTTTAATTTATCTACACTTCCAACGTCTACGTGCCTGTCTAATTCTTGAATTAGGGTCGTTTCTAGTTGCAGCAGAACTTCTTTTTAGTTGCCCTAAAGACCTTGCACAATAAGACCTTCTTCTTTTAGCTTTCTTACTACCTGGCTTTACCTTACCAGTAACAGCAGTTTGTAACTTACTTCCAGGGTTTGCTTTTCTATAAGCAGCTACACCTTTTTTAGTCATCCCTGCACCATCTTTAGTCTTTCTATAGTTAGGACTTTTACCTGTAGTAGTTTTTCTTATAGCCATTATGCTCTTTTCTTATTGTTTTGTTTCATAGCAAATGTTCTTACATTTGTTGGCTTACCGCCTACGCCTTGTTTTTTTGCTCTTTTTCTTTGTACAGCACTTTTCTTTTGTGATGCTGACATAGTTGCTGCTTTAGAAGAAGGTACGCATTTAGGATATTTTCTTTTACTACCCTTTGTTGATGAACGACCACATTTCTCATGTCCACCACCTTTTTTCTTTGAACCTATATCTACCCAGTTCTCACTAAACCACTTCTTAAGACCGCCTTGGTAATCCATTAATACTTACCACCACGTTTTTTATATTCTCTCACTAACCAAGCATTTGCATATGCAGAAGGATATACATCAAACTTACTCTTTGCTGCTGACTTAACCCTAGAGTATAAAGCTTTATTTTTAGGAGTAGGACTACCTTTGCGTTTCTTTTTCTTAGCCATTAGTATATCAACCAGTTCAGTCCAACCTTAGACTCATAAGATTGTACATCGTACATTGACAAAAATCTACCTTCTAAAAATACTCCAAACTTATTAGTAAGCTTCCAACCATAGACCATTCCTAAGTCGTAATCCATGCCATTCTCGGCTACTTCATAGTTAAAGGCATAGTCAGACATACCTTTAGTTACTGGGTAAGCTGTAACCCACATATGCAACCAGTTCTTAGGTGTGTACTTATAATAGTCTGCACCTACTGATAAACTTAGTTCGTTCTGGTATCCTAATTCTTTTGCATATTCTTCATTATATTGTTTAACAATCTCTCCATAAACTTGTTTATAGAATTGTTCATCTGTATTAGCAACAAGGTTTCCTTCTGCATCATACCATTTAAAATCAAAGTAACTATATCCATATTGTGTGAATTGTTCTACAAACTCATCTGAATAGCCATAGAAATATGCAAAGTCCCAAAAGGGTGTAAACTCATCTGTGTTAATATCTTGTTCAGCCCACCATAAATCAATAGGTCTAAAGTCTAAGTATGCTGGATGCATTCTACCAGCTACGCCTAATGATAGTGCTAGATTACCTACATCCTTTTTGTAACGCATATCTAATGCTGCAAACTCTACATCTTCTAATCCTCTGGAATCATAGTTAGCTTTTACTAAAAAATTCTTTCCCATATATCGTAACATATATTGTTCGTTTACAAACTCTTCTTCAAACTCTTTGTGGTCAGAGTATTGTATTACATACTCCCAGCCAGTAGGTACATTACCAATAGCAACACTTTCATTAATAGGTGCTTCATCTCCTGTGTACCAAACTTCTGGTTTATTCTCATAGCCAAACCTTGCTAGTTTTCTAATACCAAATGTCATAATAGTGTGGTCATCTAGTTCTTCTTGTAACTCTTGTAATTGCCCACCAGACACTTGATATTGTAATTCTTTAGTTACAGGACTACTAAAGCTATATGCACCATATATAGTGCTAAACTTAAAAAAGTCTTGTGCTGTTAATGCTCCCATAAATAACACGCAACCAAATAATTGTTTAAACCATCTTGCTAAATATATCATTGAAACTTCCTTAGTTGTATTTCATCAATTTCATCTTTGATTTCCTTGATGATTTTATCTTTATCTAAATTGAAACTTAATCCAGCTTCAAATCTTTTTACTTCTTTTCCATACTCGAACATAATTATAGTAGGAACTGAAACTATCTTCCATTCATTTACGATAATCGCACCATATTCTTTATCATCTATACTTGCATTAAACCATACGCAATTATTTAAACCATTTAAATCTAACGATGCTTTAAAATTCCAATCTGCATTTACTTGAACTATAATACATTCTTCTTGACTCAATAATTGAATCTGTTGTAAATCTTTTAAACTACTTTGAGCATATAAGGGCGATACCGATAAACAAATACCAACCAAATATGTAATACCATATAACCAATTCATCTCTGTACCTCACTTTTGCATCAACATACGTTCAATGTTCTTCACATCTGTACGCATTTCTTTTTGTTCTTCTTTAATTTCCTGTACATCTTTTTCAGTTTCAATGATTGTGTTTCTAATCATTTGGTCCTTTAAGTCGTACTCAGTTCTACCTATTGGAGGTTCAGGTAATTCTTTTGCTTCTTTAATATCTGCTTGTAATGTAAACCACATACCTACTACTAACACTAAAGTAGTTGCTAATGATATTAATGTTTCTAAACTTAATGTAAATTTACTGTCTTTACTCAGTTCTGCCACTTTTTTTTCCTTCTTTCTTTTTTTTATTAAATATTATGTCCCAACGCTTCGCATATTCTTTTTGAGATATACCTATATTCCTAGGTTTATCTCCTTTTCCTACTCCGTTGGGACCCCTAAACATTCTTTATTAACCTTTGATTTTCTTGTATTCAACAATGTCTGCTTTTAATTCAGTTACTCTTGCTTCAGCATTTACTAAGTCTGCTTCTGCTTGTGTAATCATATCATCTACTGGTCTTACATCAGTCCAATCTACTACTGAAACATCTTTACCTGCTTCATCTTTCATAGTTCTAAGATGTTTGATTTCAACTTGTTTAACTGATACTCCAGCTTCTACTGCTTTTTCTGCTATTTTCTTAGCCATTTTTCTCTCCTAGTTTGAGTTTGAGTTCATCTATTTCACACTTCATTTCTTGAATTGCTTTTACTAAATACATATTCAAGTCGTGAGGTGTAAATTGTTTTAAGTCATCGTAGATAACTTTATCATCTACAACTAATTCTTTTTCAGATGTTACTGCATCTGGAAAAACTTCTTCATACTCTTGAGCAATAAAAGAGTTATATCTTTGTGAGCCAGAAAGTTCTGGGTTTGCTTTTAAATAATCTTCTGTATAATTAAAGGAAACTGGTCTTAGTTTCAGTATTTTATCTAAACCATTTTCTATATTCTCTACATTAGTTTTAATTCTTTTATCAGAAGTGTTAGTCCAAGCTGTTCCTGTGCTTAGTCCTGCAGTTCCAACAACATCTAAAATGTGAGCTGGTGAAGAAAGTCCTATACCAATTCTACCTGTGCTATCTTTAATTCTAAATCTTTCTGCTACACCACTTTCATCTATTACTAAATCTCCACCAACATTACCTATTACATATTTATTAGTTGTATCTTCTAATTCAAGATAAGCACCACTACCAGCATTATCGGTTTCAATTCTTAATTGTGAATGTCCACCTGTATCTAATATGTGTAAATCTACTGCAGGTGAGCCAGTTCCTATACCGACATTTTGACTTGCATCTACCACCATAGCAAAATCAGCACCACTTGCACTTGAACTATTAGCACTACCATCAGTATAAAACTCTATTTTACCACCAGCACTTCTAATTCTTGTTGAACCACCAGTTGCTGATTGTATAATACTA